ATTGCCAGCATTATCAGTAATCACTAATAAAAACTCAGGATCATTCGTAACGACATTAAAGTATTTTTTAAATAACTGATCTGTGTAATCCTTTGAATCCTTGGCAGGATCATAAGCACTCTTGGTTAGCGTGGTACCATCCCAATTATTGGTGCCTTGATTGGCTCCAGCTTCTTCAATAATGACTACACTATCAGCAGGAATCGTGGCCTTTTTTTGATTAAATTTAGCCAAAGTTGTAAAGGAATACTGGCCTTTAACGATATCAGTTTTGTTGGCTTTGGTATCGTTCAGGAACTCAGTACGATTGGTTAAATTTTGCAGTGGTTTATTTAAAACACCACCTGGTCCAGCCAGAGCTGGATCATTCCGTTCTAACTGATAAACGTCATCAAATTGTGATTTTGGCGTTAAATTGGTCATGCAGGATACCTTTTCGCATCTAATAGTTGTAAGCCGTTAAGCAGAAAGTCATTGTCCAAGTAGTTGTAGCCTTCAAGTTTTGTTCTTTGAATGCCAAAGCCATCAAGACTCCATGTCCCGTCTAGATTCCATGTCCCGTCGAGCTGTAAGCTGCCAGCAGCATTAGTAAACTCAAATTCATGACCACCCAATGTGGCGGCAGCTATAACTGGATTGGAGTCGCTTTGAACCACAAGTGATGTATTGACAAGATGTGAGCGCAAGTTTTTATTGTTCTTGATGACTTGCATCAGGTCTTTAATCTGGCCTTCGTTTGCACCAACCTGATTGACTTGAATCTGAATATTGAAGGTATAGGGCTGGCCAACCGGCGACATGTTGAACCATTCCTGAACCACGGCCTGAATACCTAAATTTTTTAATGCGCGCTCGAGCGCACCAATGGTGCCCTTATGGCAATGCACATAATGCGCATTTTGGATGGTTTGGCGTTTTTGGGTTTCAGTCCACGACTTTTTCCAGTCATCGACCGAACGTTCCCAAGCCAGCCACGGTAAAACTACGGCAGGTGCTTCAAGCGGTAAATTAAATGTACGCGCTGGGGTTTCGACGGCTGAAACACGGGTAAATGCAGCACTAAACTGACGTTCGAATTGCGTGGAATTGGGAGGAAGTAGATTATTCATCGTGATCCTCCTTCAATGAAATATTCACGCTGTTGCAGTAAGGTGCCTGGCCAAGACTGGCCACAATATTTTGAGTCGGTTGAATCAGGTCTACGTCTATGACGCCATCTTGCTGCAAGGCTTTATAAATCCCTGAAATGGTCGCTTTTTGATTGAGTGCATGGACTTCTTTTGTATAGTTTGAAAGTGCCACTGCAGTTGCTGCCAGAATGGTGTCTGAATCTGGTCCTGAGCCTGTATCCAGTACTGCTTCTACGCTGTAATTAATAATGCTGGCTGAATACACATTGACGTGATCAGTCAATGGACGGATCTCTTTTTGGTTCAATGCTGCCCTGACATTCGAAAGTAAGGTTTCAGATGCGGTACCATCGCCTTCGGTTGAGAGGACATAAATACTGACCACACCCTCAGTCGGTGAAAATGGTTGGATGTCTTTGACCCGGCTATCAGCATTCATGCCATGAAATAAATAAGATCCTTCAGATCCAGCGGTGGTATATCCCTCTGGCGCAAGCTGAACTCGTTTTCTGAGTGATGCATCGGTTTCATAAACAGCATCGGACGTTTCGGTTGCTTCTGAAATTAAGCGTCGAGTCAGATTTTTTTCTGCTGCTTTATGATCTAGATCTGATCCTGTTGCGTATGCAAGCAGTACGGCTTTTGCTGAATCATTGGCACGTTGTCTAACCAGCATTTCACGATATGCGAAGACTTCAGCCAGTTTATAGGCTGGATCTGATTCACGAAGCTTGGTGTATTCAACACCCGTCGCATCCATGCGATCGTAATAGTCTTGTAGAGCATCGGTCAGAATGGTCTCATAATCGATTTGCTCGACAATGGTTGGCTCTGGTAGTTGTGATAAATCAATCGCTGTGGTGGATGTGGTCATATTGAAGATCCCATTTGCAGCGGAATGTTTAAGTTGAGTGCTTGGCCAGTGAGTGTATGAACGGCTTCTAAATCCAGTTGCATACCACCAGAATAAACATCACTGACTTTGATACTTTCGATACTGATACGCTCTTCCCACCGAGTTACTGGCGTATAGATTGCGCTAAAAATCTTGACTTTGAGTACATCACTCATAGGCTGATCGATCAGATCTGGAATGATAGAACCGTAGTCTCGACGCATGATTCGAGAACCAAGCGGAGTTGTGACAATGTCTTGAATTGATTGTTGAATGCTTTCAATCTCTGAAATAGAGACACCGTTTTGGCGTGACATCATGGCGTTGGTACTCCAGACAAATCAGTACCAGATTTAACGTCTTTGGTTTTATGGAATTTCAGACTGATATCACCGGCTTTCACGTCACCCGCTGTACTAAAATCACCAGAAGAGTGACTGGATCCTTGTACTAACTGGCTACCACCAACGGTGTTGTTTCCAGTCATGGCAGTGCTGCCGTCAATTTGGACATTACCAACATTGGTCTGGTCGCCATTAACAAAAAGTTTGCCATTGATCGTGGTATCTGCATTTACAGTGAGTCCACCAGGCGCAGTTAAAATTGCGGTAGCGCCAGCGGGTAAAATGGCCTGTAAACTGTGGTTTTTGGTGTCGTAACTGATAACAGCACCATCTTCAAACATACGCAGCTTAATGTCAGGATCTTGGGACGGAGTTGGAAAATCTTCATTATTTAGACCCACAACAACGATACCCAGCTCTAAAACTCCGCAGGGGCTAAAAACAAGACATTCTTCATTGATGCTGGGTAAATCATGAGTTGCATCTTTACCAGCCCTTAAATTGAGTAGACGTAACTGCTTAGTTACGATGTCACCTAGATTGACTGTAACTGTATGGAATGGTTTAGACGGAGTTACGGTCTTGATTCGTCCAGCTCGGATCAAATTTTCGACGCGACGATAGATATCTGCATTCATGCTGCAATCGTGGTGCAGCTTTTTGTTTAATGCATTCGGGTGAAGTTGTAAAAAACAGAATAACAACTCAGATTATTATTTTTTATCAATAAAATTAAAAACTTCGTTTTCGAACATTTCTATTTCTGCATCTGTAAATCCAAGCAAGATCCGCTGTGCATATCTGACTTTAAATGTTCTGCCGTTGTACTTTAAAGTATCGATCAATCCATCCTGGTGAATTCGAGCAAGTCTTGATACTCGTTGATCAAATCCAATGGTCACGCCATCTGGAATTTTTTCTATTTTCATGAATTTTGCCGTTTTAAGCTTCATGAACATTTTTTGTTTTATTTTGCCTTTACGTGCACGTAAATTTTTTCTTGGTGTGTATGAGCTACCATCTGGGTTTTGCTGACGTGTAATGCGTTGACTTTGGCTTGCACGAATCTTGCGAGCGATCATCATTGCAAATTTACGTTTTTCAGCATCGCTTAACGATGCCAGTAATGCATTGAGATGCTCAGAAAGATATTCGAGTTCAGCCATTACAGATAACGCCCGTCTTCAGGTTCACGAGACATCCATGATGCTAGGACGGTACCATCTTTATCATAAAGGGTGACTTCTTTGGATTCTTCAGCCTTATGATATTTTGGCTCTTCAGGATAACTGACGTTTAGACCCTCATTGGTCTGTTTTACAATGACGCGCTCAGTTAAAGGCAGTTGAAGCGCTAGATCGACTTTATCATTTGCTAAAATTTCTGCTTCAAATTTTATGCCCTTTTTAGCGTGATCAAGATTAGCCATAAGTTCCGATTGATTTTCTCGAACCCAATCCAGTACTGGAATACTGACTGCTGCTAAATCACCCGCGTAATCAGTTAAGATCATCGTCAGTGTGTAGGCATATTCAAATGATAGGCCATTCGCTAAAGTACTTCGGACATTACCTTCGTCCACAAAGATAAGCACACGCTCTGGATCGCGCTGCAGCTCAGGTATCGCATTTAATAAATGTGTTCGAAGGCTCTGTGGTTTTTTCATGCTGCTTTGGCTCCGCCATAAATTGGTTCCAAGTGATCCCATTCTTTTTGGAACTTTGCCTGATAACCAAGTTTTTTATAATTCGGTCCGTTATAAAGCGTAAATACAGCGTCCCAATTTTCAGCTCGCAGCGCATCAATTAATTTAACTTTTTTATCGTCGATAATGCCTGTTTTCCATTCGATAAATCGAATAAATGCTTCAAGCTGGAAAGATTCACTAGCAAATTGTTGATCAACAAAATCTTGTGCAGATGTATAACCTAGCTCTTTCCAGTTTTCGCCCATGATTTGAAACTGTCCCCATGATGCTGACATGAGAGCGCTTTCAACATCGATATGCTTTGCCAATTCTAAACGGACATATTCAGCTTCATTGCCCTGATAACCACCCGATTTTTTATTGACAATATTTGGACGTTCAACTGCCATTTTGTTTGCAAAGGCAGCTCCTTTTTTCAAACGTAAATATGCATACATACGGTGACGTTCAAACAAAATTTTAGGCTTTCCATTTTTTAGAAAACCCACTCCCCTGCCTTCGACTGCACCAAAAACCCGAATCGCCAGCTCAGAAACTTTGAGGCGCGCAGCTGCTGCTGTGTAGTCACTATCTTTAAGTAATTTCGAGATATTTTGTTCAAGTAAAGCTGCTCTTGTCTTGTCTCCGACTTTGCCATCCGCAACCAGATTTTTTTGCTTTTGAAATGTAATGACAGCGTGTTCAGTAGAAACACCAAAATCACCATCGATGGATAGATCTTTGCCCTTTACGCCTTTAAAACCAAGTTTTTTAAGCTGCTGCTGAATTGTAATGACATCATTACCCTTTGAACCAAATTTTAAGATCATGATGTACTCCAAATCAGTTTGGCCACATTACCTTTTGCTCGACAAATCAGAACAGCCAAAAGTACTGCAAAGATCGCATCCCATAACGTAACTGGATCTTTAAAGAATAAGATGTGCACCGACTGGCCAATGAACGCTGCGATCAAAATCGTGGCAAGAATTGAAAAACCATGTCGATGACGTAGACCTTCCGCATCAAAGCAGATGATACGAATGCCACAAATCATGTATGCAATTAGTGCAATCAGTTGAAACATAATTTCGATCATGACTTTCCTCCTCCACGAAATTTATTCCAGATATCAGACAGGCTGGATTGATCTACCCAAACCATCATTTTTAAAACAATAGGTAATGAAAAAATTGATGCGATCATGCCCGCAGTTGCATCATTGGTAATGAGCGTTCGCATCGTAATTTCTGGCGCAAGTAAGTACCCAAAACCAACCGCGATGATCATGGTTGAAAGCCGTTGTAAAGGTTTTAAGTCTTTTTTGGTTGTTGCAAATAGAGCTGCTCCAAAGACAGCACCAAGCAATGCATTCCCGTTTACAAATGGGAGTAATGAAGCTGCACTGATAGTGACTGCTGTTGCCGCTGCTGTTGTAGTTGGTTCTGGCATTATTAATCCCACAGTTGTATTGTTTGTTTGGTTTGTTGTGGTGTATCGATGTCGGGAAGAATCACGGATGTACCGATCGGCAGAAAAACACCGACGTCTGCCAGATTTGGATTCGCTTCAAGTACTGCTTCAACCACGCCAGAGCTACGTCCGTAATATCGCCAGCAAATTGAGTCAATCGTGTCATTTTGGATGGCTGTAATAGTTCTGCTCATATCAACTCGACCACACTATGGTTTTCACCTTTAAGTTGCTGGATGGCCCACATTTTGTTGCGTCGATAATCTTCAACAGTCAAAAATGCATGCTCGGCTTTTTTGTTACCTGAATTGGTGCTGTCATAGTTTCGATAGTTTTCATTTACTTTTGCTGCTACACCATTCGATACAGCCGAAAAATAAAGAACTTCGGTATCTGGTTCACCATCGATCATGCTTGTTGACAGATCTGCTAGCGTGTCGGCTTTCATGACCAAGCTTGCAAGTAAACGATTGGTATCGATCATTTCTTCAAGTACGAGTTGACGTAAACGAACATCTGTTACAGCACCATCGATACGAACCACATCCCGAATTTGATCGAGTGAAATAACAGGAAAGAATTCGCCATTTGAAATGCGGATATTGCTTGGCGTGGTATTGCCGTTTGCGACAAAGCCCATAGGAATCTCCTTAGGGCACTGGGAGGGGCAAAGGCTCGTTGAAGATTTACTGTGATGTGAAGATCACGACCTTTGCACTCCAGTGCGGTGCGGGGCACTTATTCAGAAGTTGGTACCATGCTGCCGTGATCATCTATGACAGGCGTTCCGTTTTGATTCAGCAAAACATTGGTGGCTTCTGGTTGTTCGGTTGTCCCTTCTGGATTTAAAATCTGGATGGGTGGGTTTTCGTCACTTTTCACGAGAACTGGCTGTAACTTGGTAACAAATTTGGTCATTTTATTGAGATCTGTTCGCCCACCGCATTTATCATCTAGTTTGCAAGCCTGTTCTAGAAAATCACGTGCACGAGTTGCGTGTACTAAATCGACAAGCTGCTCACCAGTAATCAAACGCATTTCAGCTTTACCCAATGCCAGATAAAGTTTGGCCTTTACCTCGTCAGGCATATCACGTTTGGACTTATCCAGTGACTCATCTGTAATCAAACTTTCAAGTCGTTCAAGCACAGTGATATCAATAGATACATCCGTTTTAAGCACTTTTAAAAATTCATCGGCAATGTCTTCAGTGATGAAACACGCTTCAGAACGCTCAAAACGATCTGGAAGTTTCAAACCGTGTTCGAGGACATATTCAGCAAGATCGAGCGCAAAGTCGTATTCACCAACATCGATGGACCAGACTAGCATTTCAGTGACTACTGCATCCTGTACACCTGGCTTCACTTCTAGAATGCCATGAAGGTATGGTTTGTAATTGGGTAGTAACTGGCGTTTCAGTTCGACTTTGTTTTGTTTTGACTGAATATTTTTGAGACGGTTTTTATCGCTATTGAGCTGCATCAATTGCTGTTCATAAGCATTGGTATTTTGCATCGTTCCGAACTCCGCAGCTGATTCAGCTGCGGATTTGGCTTGATGCTGTTGATAGTGCTTTCGAGCCAAGTTCATGGATTATTACTCCGCCTGAATTTCGATATTTTCAGCCATGCAAGCCAAGCCGAGATCTTCGATGTAATAATCTTCGTTTGAAGATTCGTAGTTCTCGATCTGATCGCGTTTTGGATTGTCGATGACTGTTCGACGCATAGCACCGTCTTGCATATAGATCGACAAGTTATCGAAAGTCGTCACTAAAATGGTGCCTTCAGGAAAATATGGCACTGAGTAAACAGGCAAATTACCCATTCGTTTTTGACTGATGATAATGTCGGCTGCTAACTTTTCAGTGTTCTGTTGATCTTGATTGACTAACGGAAAATACTTATCAGATACAGTTTTGCGGTTACACATGACGACAAGATCAGGATTATCTTGATGCACTTCATCGATCATTTCGTCGACAATATTCATAACCAGAGCATCAATATTTTTGTAATCACCTGTTTTGCCAATTGTAATTTTGTTTTGAGTGGCACCAGACTTCATCACACGTGAAGGATTCTCTTCACGCATTTTTTGCAACCAACCTTTGTTGACATCTTGAAGTTTTGGATTGGCAACAATGTCGGTATCGGCTGCGATACTGGTTCCATTAAATCCAATCATGATACGGTCTAGCGCCTGTCGCTTGAGAATCAGACCACGGAACATTGCATAAAAATTTGTAAACTTGGCCCACTGATCCAGTTTTTGATACTTAATAGCTGTATCGAAATCGGTTTTACGACAAAAATAAAAGCGATTATCCATTCCAGTTGGATCTTTGGTTTGACGATCGTTGTTATTTGTATTGGTACGAGATGCAATTGGTCGGGAGATACCCATTCCAATTGCTTCCGCTGACTGTTCACGAACGATATAAACGTTAATTAGACTCAGAAACTTAGATGACTCTTGAAGTTTTTCTTTAAGTTTTTGCTGAACAGAAGGCGTGACATTGAACTGCTGAGTGACTGTTTCAACACCATTTAGCTCTGCTAATTGAGCCATCACCTTGTTGTATTTCTGACGGGTAAGTAATTGCATTTTCTGTACTCTAAATATTTTGAAAGGGAGACATATCGACTGAACTAACAGTCGACTTCTTCTTCGTCATGCTTGAATTGGCTGTTGTTTGAACCAGGGCGTTTTTTATGTTGTGGTTCTTGATCCAGCTTTGATTTCAATTGATTGAATTCTTGCTGCAGCTGCTCATGCTTTTGCTTTAATTGATTGAATTCTGTCCCTTGCGAAGCAGTCTGTTCAGCAATAGCAAGGATCGCTTGCTCACTTTGGCTGAAGTTTTCTTGATTTTGCTGCTGTTGTTGCTCTTGAGTTTTGAACAAATTTTTAATTTGGTTTAAAAAGTTCGCACCAAAATTTTCTTTGACTTCTTCGAATTCAAACGTGGTTTCTTGAGCTGCACTGAAAAGGTTTTCGGGACGTTGTTTTTTGGCCTTTAATGGGTTTTCAGTAGCACCGGCTGCGAACGAAAGCATTTCTGTACCCAAAGACGCTGGACTGTCAGTTACAGCAAGACCTACTAAATAGGCTTGGCCAGTCTTTGCAAAATTTTCATCTACTTCGATAGACGTATAAATTTTTTGATTTTTCTGATTGAGGGCAATCAAATTATCATTTGGCTGGATCTGCGCAAATAGTGCATCTTTCTGTTCACCATTGATGTCTACTTTTTCAGTTTTAAGCGCAATCACATCGCCATACGCACCGAAAATTCCATCTGGTGAAACACCCTTAATATGTTCCAAATTAATTCGAGCACCATAGGTATTCAAATTGTATGTCTGTGCCATTTGGATGATCCATTCAGATTGAATTTGACGTCCATCGGTGGTGTCACCAGCCACGGCAACTCGAAACCATTTCGATTTAAATTTTTTCGGCTGTGTTTTTTCGGTCATTTTGCTGCACCTGTTGCAAGGTTTTTTGGGCAATTTCAATAGGTGCAGAATGGGCAATCAAAGCCTTGTTGTTCAATCATTTGCAGTTGTTAAAAGTGCTTTTACAACTGCATTGAACTGCTAAAAGAGTCAGTGCCTGCCATCGTTTGCGGATGAAACCAAATCGATCCGCAGGACATGAACGAACTCTCTCAACTGGCTAATCTAGAGCTGATACTCGATAACAAACTCAAGGCAAAATTTTTATTCTGGCTTGGCTGGAAAATCGTTGATATAGCTGAAGCGCTTGATGAAAACGAACGTACAGTTCAGGCTTGGAAAACACGAGAAGAATGGGATAAAACAAGATCTGACAGTCGTGTTGAAGAAGCTCTGACAGTTCGCTTGATGACACTCACACTTAAAAACAAAAAATCGAGTGGCGACTATAAAGAGCTTGGCGAATTATTTAAAAACTACAAAGAATTTGCGCGTATTGAACGTTACAAAGATGGTGGCAATGAAGCAGATCTAAATCCGAATTTAGTCAAGCGCAATGCAGCACCGAAAAAGAAAAAAGAAAGTAATACGTTTACTGAAGAACAAGTCGAACAACTTATTTCAGCTTTTGAAGATAGCCTTTTTGATTATCAAAGAGATTGGTACAAAGCTGGTAATCAGCGTACTCGAGTGATTTTAAAAAGTCGGCAGATCGGTGCGACTTGGTACTTTGCACGTGAAGCGTTGGTCGATGCAGTCAAAACTGGCCGTAATCAGATTTTCTTATCTGCTTCAAAAGCTCAGGCGCACATTTTTAAAGAATACATCAAAGGTTTTGCATACGAAGCTTGTGGTGTCGAATTGGTTGGTGATCCAATTGTTCTACCAGATAACAATCAGGCCTCACTATCGTTTTTAGGGACGAATTATCGAACAGCTCAAGGCCATCACGGTAATTTTTACTTTGACGAATTCTTTTGGACGTTTGGCTTCAATGAATTAAACAAAGTTGCATCAGCAATGGCGTTGCATAAAAAGTGGCGTAAAACCTACTTTTCTACGCCATCCACAATGGCACATGAAGCTTATACATTCTGGACTGGTACTCGTTACAACAGAGGCCGACCAAAAGATCAAAAACTGGATATTGATGTATCTCATGATGCATTGAAAAATGGACGCTTATGCGAAGATCGGATGTGGCGCCAGATTGTCACTATTCTTGATGCAGAGAATGGTGGATGTGATCTCTTTGATATTGAAGAGCTACGCTTCGAGTACTCACCAGAAGAATTTGCCAATTTGTTGATGTGCGAATTTATTGATGATGGCGCATCAATATTTCCATTAGCCATGTTACAGCCATGCATGGTGGATTCTTGGGAGGCATGGGAGTTTGATTTTAGACCATTTCATACACGTCCTTTTAGCGATAATCCTGTATGGATAGGCTATGACCCAGCTGAAAGTGGCGACAGTGCTGGCATGGTTGTCGTTGCACCGCCTAAAGTTGCAGGAGGTAAGTTCCGAGTACTAGAACGCATTCAATTCCGAGGAATGGATTTCAAAGCTCAAGCTGAAATGATTCGACAAACAACTTCGCGTTATTACGTGACTTACATTGGCGTAGACATCACTGGAATGGGAACGGGTGTATCTCAACTGGTTAAGCAATTTTTCCCAAATGTGACTGAATTCAGTTATTCACCTGAAGTAAAGACACGGCTTGTATTAAAAACAATGGATGTGATCCGTCACGGTCGGCTTGAGTATGACGCAGGCTGGACAGATCTATCTCAATCTTTAATGAGCATCAAAAAAACATTAACAGCAAGTCAAAGACAAATGACGTTTACAGCTGGTCGTTCTGAAGAAACAGGACATGCGGATCTAGCTTGGGCATTGATGCATGCAATTCACAATGAACCGCTTGAAGGCCAAACACAAATGAATCAATCATTCTTGGAGATCTATTAATGAATCCCCTATCGACAGCGAAAAATTTGGTTAGTTTTGCTAAAAGCCAAATTCCAATGTTTCAAACCCAAATGAAACAAACTAAGCATGAGTCAATGGCCTTTACATTCGGCGATGCTGTACCAGTGCTAAATGGCAATGAATTATCGGATTATTTGGAATCTTGGTTCAATGGCCGTTGGTATGAACCACAGGTCAATATGAATGGCTTGGCAAAGTCTTATAAATCGACGCCCTACTTGAACAGTGGCATTATTTTTAAACGTAATTTTCTGGCCAATTTATTTATTCCGCATGCAAAATTAAATCGAAAAGCATTTGAACAGGTCGCATTAGACTATGTTTGGTGTGGTAATACATATCTCGAAGAGGTGAGATCCAGACTTGGAAATGTAATGCAATATAAACCAGCGTTAGCAAAATACATGCGACGTGGTGAATATGATGATCAATTCTTCTTACTTTGTAATGATCATCTTGGCTATCAAGAATATGAATTTTCTAATCGAGTTTGTCATATCCGTGAAGCTGATATCGATCAGGAAATTTATGGATCACCGGAATATCTATCCGCATTACAAAGTGCATGGCTTAATGAATCGGCTACTCTGTTCCGTCGCAAGTACTACAACAATGGATCACATGCTGGATTCATCTTATATGTAAATGATGCTGCTCAAGATCCGAATGACATCACAGCATTACGACAGGCTCTGAAAGATAGTAAGGGACCAGGCAACTTCCGTAATCTATTCTACTACGCACCAGGAGGGAAAAAGGATGGTATACAGATCTTGCCTGTTTCTGAAATCGCTGCAAAGGATGATTTCACGAATATTAAATCCATCACACGTGACGATACTTTGGCAGCACTTCGTATACCACCTCAACTAATGGGTATCGTACCAAACAATACCGGTGGGTTTGGATCTATCAAAGATGCTGCAGAGGTCTTTTATCAAAATGAAATTCTTCCACTTCAGTCGCGCATGCAGCAATTAAATGAATGGGCTGGTGATGAAGTGATTAGATTTAAAGAATATGACTTAAAGAACGTCACATGA